TATAAATTAAATTATACATTAAATTATTTATTACATTGATTATACATTAAATTATTTATTACATTAAATTATACATTAAATTATTTATTATATTGATTATACATTAAATCATACATTAAATTATTTATTACATTGATTATACATTAAATTATACATTAAATTATTTATTATAATGATTATAAATTAAATTATTTATTATAAATTAAATCATTTATAAATTAAATCATAAATTAAATTATTTATTAGATTGATTATAAATAAGATTATGAATTATAAATAGAATTAGAAACATAAAATATAAAAAAGTTATATTGTAATAAAGTATATTATAATGAATAATAAATATCCAGAATTTAAAGTTGATGGAAGAATATTTCCATTATGGATTTTACATAATTTTAAAAAATATAAATTAGAACCTATATTATCAACTAATTTAGATGATTGTAATATTAAAAAAAAAGATGAAAATGAAAATGATAAAAAACAAATATATGAATTAAGAAAATATCAAGCATTTATTGGATCTTATTTAGATTATAGATCACCATATAAAGATATATTATTATATCAAGGTTTAGGTTCAGGTAAAACAGCAACAGCTTTAAATATATATAATATGTTATATAATTATAATTCAGAATGGAATGTATTTATATTAATAAAGGCAGCATTAAGAGATGATCCATGGTTATCGGATATTAAAAAATTCATAATGGATAAATATGATGATAAAGAAATGAGATTTAAAAATATAATATTTATTCATTATGATTCACCAGTAGCAGATAAAGATTTTATTGATAAAGTAAAAGGAGCAGATATAACAAAAAAAAATTTATATATAATTGACGAAGTACATAGTTTTATAACAAATGTATTTACAAATATAGTTGAAAAAAAAGGAAAAAGAGCATTAACTATATATGATTATATACAAAAAGAAAAAGAAACTAATAATAATACAAGAGTTATATTAATTTCAGGAACACCAATTGTTAATGATCCATATGAATTGGTATTAATATTTAATTTATTGAGACCAGGAATATTTCCAACTAATGAAACAGAATTTAGAGAATTATATATAAAATCAGGTAAAACATCATTTTTAAATCCAGATACTAAAAATATGTTTCAAAGAAGAATAATAGGTTTAGTATCATATTATAAACCACCTGAAGGAAATACAATGGCAGAACAAAGATTAATGATAAAAAAAATAGAAATGTCAGAATATCAAAAAGAAATTTATAATCATTTTGAAGCAATTGAAAAAGCATTAGAAAAGAAAAAAAATAATTCAAAAATATCATCATCAGCATGGAAATCTAAAAATTCAACAACAGTATATAAATCATATACACGTCAATCATGTAATTTTATATTTCCATTTATAAATAAAAAAATTAATGGAGAAAATAGACCTAGACCATCAAAATTAAATTTAGATGATGATAATTCTGATAAATTATATGGAGAACATTTAGAGAAATTATTAAAAAAAATGGAAACAAAAAAAGATATGACAAAATTTAAACAAACAATATTTATATATAATAATTTAATAAATGAATATATAATGTCATTTGATAATTATTTAATGGAAATAAAAAATAATGATATTATAAATAAACATACATTAGAAAATGATATTGAATTATTTAAAACTCAATATAATATGAAATTTAAAAAATTTTGGAAAGAACATAATAATAAATCTAAATTATTAATTAGTTTATATAATTCATCATGTAAAATGATTGCTAGTTTATTTTATATGATGAAATCAAAAGGTCCTATTATGTTTTTTTCAAATTATGTTAAAATGGAAGGTTTAGAATTATTTAAAATATATTTAAAATATTTTGGTTATACTAACTATAATGATGGTACAAAAGGTAAAGATGGTTTTAGATATACAGAATTTCATGGAGATATTGATAAAGATCAAAGAAAAATTAATAGAGTTTTGTTTAATAAAGATGATAATAAATATGGAGATATTATTAAACTTATTTTATTTTCACCAGCAGGTTCGGTTGGTATTAGTTTAATGAATGTTAGACAAATTCATATTTTAGATCCATATTGGAATGAGGTTAGAATTACTCAAGTTATAGGTAGAGGTATAAGACAATGTTCTCATAAATTATTACCATTAAATGAAAGAAAAATAGATATTTATAGATATTTATCAATAATGAAAGATACTGAAAAATTAACAACAGATGAAAAAATATATAATAAAGCAAAAGATAAACAAAATTTAATTGATAGTTTTTTAAATGTATTAAAAGAAATATCAATTGATTGTAATTTATTTAAAGAACATAATATGTCAAAAGATAAATATAAATGTTTTCAATTTAATGAAACAAGTTATTTTGATAAACAAATTGGTCCATCATATAAAGATGATGAATATTATGATAAAAAAATTAATGATGGTTTAAATAATATTGGTTCTAAATTAAAAAAAATTAAAGTTATTAAAATTAATGCAGTTAAAAAATTAAATGATAAAAATTATTCAGAACCTAATATATATTGGTATAATAATGTTTCAGGAGTAATTTATGATTATGAATTAGATTATCCAATAGGTAAAATATATATTAAAGATGGTGTTCCAAATAAATTAAATAAAGATACATATATAATTGATGAATTAATAAATATTCCAGAAATGAATATTATATAAATTAATTATTATTTATGATTTTTATAAAAAAGTATTAATTATTTATTTATCATTTTATTATTTATGATAAATAAATATAAAAAAGTATTAATTATTATTATAGATTAATCAAATGATTTTTCTTTTTTATAGAGTTGCATAGAATTAGACCATATAGATTTATTAGAAAATAAATTATCCATTATTTCAGAAACATAATAAGGATTTTCTTGTTCTTCTTTAAAATCTCTATTAACATAAACATATTTAATTACAGGTTTAGGACAATAATTTATGATAGTATATTTTTTCATAATATTAATAATAATTAAAATCATACCAATAATAATTAAAAAACTAATAATTTTTTTCATTTTATAATATATTATAATTAATTAATTAAATTAATAATCTAAATTAATTTAAAAATAATAATTTAAATAAAGACAATTATTAATATAATAATAAATAAATGTAATTAAATAAAATAAAATACCTCCCCATAAAATATCAATAAATAATAATTTAATATCCCATTTATCAAAAATACCATAATTAGTAGTATCATATACACCATAAATAACTAAACCTAAAATAAAAGCATCAAAAGGTTTTTTATTTTCTTTAATTATAAAATAATATAATCCAAATGTTAAAAATAAATAACAGAATAAAATACTTATATATTTGATATTTATATAAGAATTTTGAATATTATAAATCATTTCATTAGATTTATTTTGAATTATTGAAAGATAAATAAAATCAATAATTATCAACAATAAAAAAAGTAATAACATATTATATTATAATGAGAAAGATTAAAAATAATTTTGAAAATCCAATTGATAATATATTAATTGATATAGCAGAATATTTATGTCATTATTTTAATAAATTTAATATAACACCTAATGATTTAACAACAATAAGTTTGATAACAGGTATATTATCAGTATTTTATTTATTTAATGATTTATATATAGTATCAATTATTTATTTATTTATTAGTTATTTTTTTGATATTATGGATGGTAATTATGCTAGAAAATATAAAATGGAAACAGATTTTGGTGATATGTATGATCATATTAAAGATATTATAATTAATATATTAATTATAGGATTAATGATTTATAAAACATATAAAATAGATTTAAAATTAATGAAAAAATATATATTAATTATAATAATAATTTATTTTTTAATGAATTTTCATTTAGGTTGTCAAGAACAATTATATGATAATAAACAAAATAATAATTTCTTACATTTTAATAGAGTTTTATGTTGGGATAAAAAATATATAAATTTTTCTAAATTTTTTGGTTGTGGAACATATTATTTAATTATTATTATTTTAATTTATAATTTAAAAAATTATTTATAATTGAATATTTATATGAGAAAAATAAAAGCAAAATATGAAAATGATATTGATAATTTTTTTATTGAAATTTCAGAAATTTTATCACCTTATTTTAAAAAATTAAATATGACAGCTAATGATATTACAACTTTAAGTTTAATATTTGGTTTAATTTCAATTTATTATTTATATATTGATTCATATAATTATTCAGCATTATTTTATTTAATTAGTCATTTATTTGATGTTATGGATGGTTATTATGCAAGAAAATATAAAATAACATCAAAATTTGGAGATTTATATGACCATTTCAAAGATATAATTGTTGGTATTTTATTATATAGTTTATTAATTTATAAAATTTATTATCATAATAGTGATTATTTAATTTATTATTTAATTATAATAATTGTTTCATTCATTAATATGAATATTTATTTAGGTTGTCAAGAAAATATTTCTAATAAAAATAAAAAAATTAATAATCATGATGAAAATTTTTTAGATTTCCATAAATATTTATGTAAAGATAATCCTAAACAAAAAATTCAATTTTTTAAATATTTTGGTTGTGGATCATTTATTTTAATTATATCTTTATTAATAATTTCAATTCAATTTATATGTCATAAAAATTAATCTAAATAAATTAATTAATATAATTAATTTATTTAAAATTGTAAATATATAATCATTTACTACTGAGTTCTTTTTCTAATAATTCCATTTCTTTCATTAATTTATTTAATTTATCTTCTTTTTCTTGAATAACTTTTTTGGCATTATCTAATTCTTCATCATCAATTTTTGTATGTTGAATATTATTTTCTTTTTTCTTCTTATTTTCTTCAACTGCTTTATTCATTAAATCTTTTTTTCTCATTTCATAATTTTCTTTTGCCAAATGTTGTTCTTCCATATAATTCTTCATTAAATTATTTAATTCTTTATTAGCATAAACACCATCTTTTGCTAATTCTGGATTATCACAAAAAGCTAACCATTTACCTACTTCACCCACATATACATTAAAATTTGGATCAAAATTTCTAATTTTATTAGCTCTATTATTTGCTTCTTCTAATGTTGAATAAACACCTCTCACTTTAACACCCATAACATCTTTATTTTTATTATCATTTTTAATATTATCAGTTTTAATATTATCATGAGTTAAAAAAGATAAACAAACAAATAATTGTTCATTAATAACAGGATCTTCATCTAAATAATCTTTTTCCATTTTTTATATTATAATTATAATTTAAATTATAATTATAATATTTATATTATTTATTATATTATTTATTATTATATTAATAAAAAATTAGAATTATATATTTTCAATATTTTTTAATATTTTATTTAGAATTATTTTTTTATTTAATTTAATTAATTTCATCTTTAAAATTAGAATTAAATTTTTTAAAATTTTTATATTTCATATATTCATCAAATATTGAATAATAATTATTCATACTTTATTATTTAAAATCTTTAAAATTATTTTCATCATTAATTAAATCAAGAGACAAATCATTTTCTTTTAATTTATCTAATAATTATTTTAAATCATCTTAACCATAAACTGTATATAAACATACAAAAATATATATTAATTCTTATTATAATTTTTTATCAAAATCTTATTTAATTAATAATTATATAATTTATTAAAATTATTCATTAATAAATTATATATCATTAAATATTTATATTTTTGAATTATTTTAATCAACATTTTATTCTAATTATGTTTATAAAGTTCTTTCATAATAATTTATTTAAACATCCTTTTTATCTAAAATTAAAAATGACCTTATTATAAAAAATAATAATTATAAATTATTTTAATCTTATAATTTTGATTATTAATTATTTATATTTTCATCATCATTTTTTATTTCATCTATACAAATTAATTATTCTATACCAATACTATAATAATAATTTATTAAATCATTTTATCGTATATAATTAATTATTTAATGATCATAATTTTTAATTTTTTAATATAATGATGCTTATTAACCACCTTATAATCTTAAAAATTATTACATTCTATTTTATTCATCAGAATTTTCTAATATTTATAAACATATTTAATATGTATCAAAATTTTTTTTTTCTAATAAATTCATATTTCTATATAAAATATTCTTTTTATTTTTAGTTTTATTTAATAATTCTAATTATTCATCTGATAAATTAAGAAATATCTTTTCTTATTAATTATTCTTTCTAATATTTATATGTATATATTCATATTTCTTATTTTTTGAATTATATATTTATTTACATTCATAAAAATATTAAAATATCTTTAATCTATGTTATCCATCTATACATTCATAATAATATGTTTTATCATCATTCAATATTTCTTAATCTGTTCTTTTATATAATATAATATTTGGTGTTACAAAATTTCTATATATTGAATCAATAAATTATTATACTCTTTAAAATGACCATACAAAATTTCTTTAATAAGGTGGATTTAATTATACTTATCCTTCTTTAATATAAGTATTGTATATTGTTTTTATATCTTATTACATATTTTTAAATAATGGTCTTAATGGATATTCATCTTAATTAAAACATTATTCTTATTCTATTTATTCCATTTAATTAATTAATTATAATAATATTATTATAATTAATTAATTATTATAATTTTATATTAATTATTATAATAATATTATCATAATTAATTTTTACAAATAGGACAATTGTTATTATAATTTTTTAACCAATTAATAATACATTCATAACAATAAATATGATTTCCTATACAATTTAATATAACAATTTTAGTATTATTATTAAAATTGTTATAACAAATATTACATTCAGTATATTTATTTCTTAATTCTATTTCTAATTCATCATAATTTTTTATATTTAATTCTTCTTCATTAATTAATAAATTATTCTGATTATCTATATTATCAATAATAATATTTTCATTAGTTATTATATCATTTCTATAATGATAATATATTGATATTTTTAATGAATTATATATATAATTTAAATATTCTTGATTATTATCAAAATTAATATGATAATAAGCTCTTATTGAATGATAAATTCTTCTTAATTCCCAATTTAAATCTCTTAAATTATTTAATATATAATTATGTTTATTAAAAAAATCAAAAAAAGGTTCTTGATATAAATTATCAATTATATTATAATCATTATCTAAATCAATTATTTCTAATGAATTAGTTTCATTTAAAAAATTAGGTATTGGTATATTAAATATTAAATTTATGTTCATAATAATATTTATATTATAAATATAATAATATATGTTTTAAATAATATTATATATTATTTATATATGATTATATAAATTAATTAAATAGATTATTTTGAGAAAATAATATATATAATTTAAAAATTGATTATAAAATAATAATAATAATGATAATCATTTACATATAGGACATTTTTATTTATTTATTGTTTAATACCATTCAATAATACAATTATAACAATAAATATGTTATCCATGACATTTTGATAATACTATTTATTAATTTAATTAGAATTATATAAAACATATTTTACATTCATCATATTTTTATTGATTATCATATTTAAATATATTTAATTCATTAATATTAAATATAAATTATTATTAATTTAATTATTATTATGAATATCTTTACATATAATCTATTTTTGATTTTAATTATAATTTAATATATTAAATCATTTAATCTTAATCAGGAAAATTAATTTAATAATAACCTATAATTGAATGATATATTCTTTATTTATCCCAACCTATATTATTTAATTTATCATATATTATTAAATGTTAATCTTCTTTATTTTTTGATAATTTATATAATAAATCTATTTTATATTAATCATCATTACTAATTAAATCTTTTGAATTATTTTAATTAAAATAATTATTTTATTCCATTAATATATATTCTTATATATTAATAATAATATAAATCTATATTAAATAATTATCAATTTTTTATCATATAAATGAATTAATTATCATATAAATGAAATCATTATTATATAAATGAAATCATTAAATATTATATAAATTATATAAATTATATAATATTTTTTATAAAATTTTATAATCAAATTTATTAGATATATTATTTATGAACTATAAGCTAAACCTCCCATACCAGATAATACTCTAAATACATTATAATTAGTAGCATAAATACATAAACTATTATCTAAACCAACAACTTGTTGATTGAAATCTAAAGATAAAGTAGCATTATCAATTCTTGAGAAATTACAAGTTCCACTTGGTTGATGTTCTTCAGGATTTAAAGCAAAACTATACATATTTAAACCATCTGTTGGTGTATTTGTATGATGTTGATAAGGTTGAACATAATTGAAATATGAACCATCTCTTTTTGATAATCGGTCATGACCATTTAAACTTAAAGATACCATATTAACAGGATTAACAGATCTATCTAAATTCAAACCATAATTATCCCATTGAATAACTCTAACATCATTTAAAGCAGAACCAGCATTAGTTTCAGCTGTTGGTCTATCATTAAATCCATTTAATAATTCATCAACAGGTTTAGACATTTGTTCAACAGTTAATAATTCACCTAAAAATGAAATATCATCAACATCAGGTTCTCCAGTCAAACATACAGGAACCATTGTGTTATTAATTAAATTTTTTAATGCTAATGGAAGATTATCATTTAATTTTGGTTTATTACTTTCTACATCTAATTTACCTGATGGTAAATATAGAGCACAAGCTAATACTAATCTTTTTGATGCTTCTTCTCTAGATTTTTCAAAATTATGAGGATTATAAGCTAAGAAATATTTACCAGATGTATATTTACTTAATCTTAAAGTCCAATATAAAGCTTTACAAGGATGATTATATAATAATTTAGTTCTATATGATGAACCAGTAACAGACTCAGCTCCAGAGAATTGTAATTGTTCAATTAAATATTCATGTTGAGCTTGAGCAAATCTTTTTCTTTCTTCAGAATCAAGATATACATAATCAACAAATAATGATGCATTACCCATACTTAAATTAGATAAATTAGCATTTGATGTTCTAATAACACATTCTTCAAGATCTCTAAATTTAATATTAACTTTAGTTTCATGATATTGTAAAGCAATTAAAGGAATTGCCAAACCATCATGTCTATTACAGAAAAATTTCAATGGAACATATAAAACAGAAGGTCCATGAGTTTTAGATAAATTAGTCATTTCAGGAGTATTACCAATTAATTTATCATAACCTCTATCTTGAGCGAAATTTCTAGCTAATTCATACCATACATTTAACCAATCACCATATTGTTTATCAATTCTTGTTCCACCAATTTCTAATTCAACTTCTTTAACAAGAGCATGACCTAATTTACTAACCCAACCCCATTTACCAGTAGTAGCAGTAAATGAATCAAAAGATACTCTAAGATACATTTTAGTAACTAAATCACCACTTCTAGCAATAGTACATGTTACAGATTTTCCGAAATTAGCATTTCCTGTGAAAGTTTGTTCAATTGATTCTAAAGCAAAATTAGTATGTCTTCTATATACAATTTTAAAGAAAGTAATTTGAGGATTACTTGTTAAATAAGCGTCTTGAGCTCCGTATGCTACTAATTGCATTAATCCACCACCCATTATTAATTATTAATATATTATTAACATAGAAAAAAAATTTTATAAAATTAATTTATTAATTAAATCTAAATGAATTTATTAATTAATTATTTTTATATTTAAAATATATAAAAAATTATTTAAAGTAATAATTTATTATATATAATATCATATTATGTCAGCATTTAGGATAAAGAATACAAAATATAATTCATATAAACAAAATAATAAAATAAAAAGTACAATAGATATAAAACATAAAGAAAAATTATTAGACATTGAAAAAAAAGAGATAAACTATATTAAATTAAATGAAAAATTAAATAAATATAATAATGAAATTGAAAATATTGATAATTTAGAAATACAAACTATAGATGATATTAATAAAAGAGTTATATTAAAAGAAAAAATCAATGATATTAAATATAAATTAAATATATTAAATTATGAAAATGATGAAATAGATTATTTTTATGATAATATTGAATTATTAAATGAATATTATTCAGAAGAAAAAGATATTCAAAAAAATAATGATATTAAAAATTTAAATGATTTATTCAAAATAAAAAAAGATAATAGTAATATTAAAGAAAATTTATATGATATTTATATGAAAAGAGTTTATAAACAATATGATAAAAAAAAAAATAATAATATTATAAAAATATGTGATAAATGTAAAATTGAAAAAACTATTCATATTAATGAAGGATTAATTATATGTAAGAGTTGTGGATATAGTGAAAATGCTATGTTAGAAATTGAAAAAAGTTGTGTTAAAGATAGAAATATTGATAATAAACCATCAATGTATAAAAGAATTAATCATTTATCAGAATTATTAAATCAATTTCAAGCAAAAGAATTAACAGAAATTGATGAAAATATTTATGAACAAATTAAAGAAGAGTTAAGACGTCAAAGAAAAATTGATTATACTAAATTAGATTATAATATAATGAGAAATATATTGAAAAAATTAAGATTGAATAAATATTATGAACATATATATCATATTATTAATAAATTAAATGGATTACCACCACCAACATTATCTAAAAAATTAGAAGCAATGATTAAACAAAAATTTATTGAAATTCAATTACCTTATTTATTATTTAAAAAATCAAATCGTAAAAATTTTACAACATATAATACTATGATTAATAAAATTTTACAATTATTAAATGAAAATGATTTAAGAAAACATTTTCCTATATTAAAAAATAGAGATAAAATTAATGAATTTGATATGATTTGGTATAATATTTGTCAATATAATGGTTATAAATATATACCAACAATATAAAATTATTAATCTAATAAATATATACCAATATTATAAATAAATTAATAATAAATTAATTAATAATAATTATAATTAATAAATTAATATAATGATTTATAATAATAATAATAAATTAATTAATAATAATTATAATAATAATAATAAATAAATTAATAATAATAATTAATAAATTAATATAATGATTAATATAATGATTAATAAATAATTTA